TAACAAGTCTTCCGCTTCTTTAACCGTCTTAATGGAAAATCCCAAGTCCTCGAAGCGGTCTTTATTGTCTTCGATAAACTTGTTTTTAGCGGCCATATCGTTACCCAGCCGGTTCCATGCGGTGGAAAGCTCGGTAATTGCTGTAACCGGTTCGGCGGCAGCTTCTACCACTTTGTTATTAAATTCTTCTTGCGCCTTCTTTGCTTCCCGATTCTTGGATATGAATTTGGAAATTAAGGCTATCGCAGCGGTAATCGCTACTGAAAGGCCAAGGGTTAAGGTCGCCATTAACGCCTTTGCCGCTACGTTGGAAATACCCAAAGCCGTAGCAAACTTCGTTTCCGCTACGGTAAGTAATTCTTTCGCCTTGCGAACTAATACAAGCTGGGTATATGAATCCTTGTTTAAGGTTTTGGCTACCTGCTGTAAGCCTATGGTTATAGCCATAAGGGACTGAACTTTAACCATAATCTTTTGCAAGTTTTCATTTTCCCCGGCAAACAGTCCTACCGCACCCTGCGCGGCCGAAAAAGCCCCGCTTATACCGCCCATTACCTCTAATACGGTATTCATATTTTGGTAGTCGTCGGACATAATTTTAGCCTGCGTATTTGCGTCGGCCATAGCGTCCGCCAAACGGCCTAATTCCGCCTGCATAGCCCGGTATTCGTCCGTATTACGCTTCCCGTTCTGTTCCATTTCCGCAAGTGAATTTTTAAGGTTCATAACTTGCGTTCGTAACATGCCTTTCGCCTTCGCGTTTTGCTCTACCTTGGCCTTATTCTCGTTTAAGGTTTGTTCTTCTTTCTGTAAAGCGTCCGCCGTGTTCGCCACTTCCTGCAAAAGTGCTTTCCGCTGGGCTATTTCGTCTTTTATAGCCTGTTGTTTGGCCGTTAATGCCCTATATTCTTCGTCCCCCTTGGCGGTGCCTTTCATAAAGGCGGCCCCGGCCGCTTCGCCCAAGCGGGCGTACTCTTTTTCAAGGTCGGCGATTGCGTTACTATGGATTGCGGCCATAGTGTCTATATCCTTAAACGCCGCTTCAATTTGTGCGGCGGCTTCTCTGTACGCGGCTTCCATACGGTCGCCGCCTTCTACGGTTGCGTCCGTGAAACCCTGTACGCGCCTTTTGGTTTCGGCCAATGCGCTATTTATTTGCCCGTTATTCGCAATTATATCGAACTCCAAGGCACCGCCTTTTATATTCATCGGATAATGCTATTTATTTGTTGTAAAATACTTTCGGCGTTCTCGCTGGTTATCTTGGTTGTCGTGTTGCCCGCTGTATTGCCGTCTTCGTCGTCGGCCATGCGCGGCGCGTCGATTAACAACCGTTGAACAACGGCCCAAGCTACGCCGTGATGTAAGTAATCCCAAGTCCAGCCAAGGTGGGCGCAAATCGAACCCCGGCGGCCGTAAGGACTATTAAGCCCTATTACTCTATGCGCTCCGTCCTCGGTTGGGTCGTTCTTGCGCCGCTCATCAAGCGCATAGAGTTTATAAAATCCCCTAAGTTGCTTACGCTGGTTACGGCTTCGGAAAGTCCTACCAATTTGGAAGGTTTAATAGTGTGGAAGAAAAGGGCCGTAAGCNGGCAATAGCGATTATTCGGGCCATACGTGCGGCGTTATCTTTGGCTATGCGCTTCGCTTCCGCCAAGGTTTCCGTTCCGCCGGCTGTAAGCCGTTTTTCGTCTAAGCCCATTTCTACCCATATCGCGCTAAGTCTGTCA